CTCAGGATCAAGAGCCTGAAGCTCGGCTCGGCGCTGTTGAGCGAACGCTTCACCAATAGTTTGACCAGACGGAAGGCGTTGCTGAGCGGCTTCCAACTGACGCTGCGCCTGAATCGGAGCCAGATCGGCCAACGCTTGGCCGATGGCCCGTGTCTGAGCAATGTCGGAAACAGGACCAAAATCAACCTCTCTAAACTGACCGGTCTCCTTTCCATCCTTGTAGATAGGAACCCGAACCTTGGCCCCTATCCGGGATGCTGCCTCAATCTCGCGCTGGAGCGGAAAGGTTTCGATCGAGGCCATCACGGCTTCTCGATTCGCCGCCGCAATGTCTGGTGCTTTATACGTGCCGCCCATAGGAAATCCTTCGGTTCATCAGTAGTTTGGAGTACCTGTCAAAATCGTACAAACGGGAAATGCCTTTGCGGAACCCACCCAGCTTGGTGACGTTCTTCGAGCACAGCCCCATCATGGCCAACCAGAGTGTCTGAACCGCATATGGCTCAGCACCAATAGCGATCTCGATCCACGCGATGTGACCGTCTGGGAAGTTGTTGTTCAGATCCTCAGACTCCTCTATCGAGTTGAGAAATCGAACAGCCCCTACGCCAACGCACTTACCATCCTCGTTCTTCACAATTCCGATCAGCTTCTTGGCATTGAAGATTCCAATCCAGTTGAGCAACTGATCATCGTTCCACGTGGAACAAGTAGGCCAATGTTGTCTCAGCAGTTGTGCCGCTTCGATGATGGTGGGATGTGCGGTCATTGCTGAGGACGCACAGAATCAACAAAGCCAGAAAGTATCGTGGACTGGAGACTCAACCGGCTTCCGCTGGTCGTGTTGATCTTGAACTGGATGTTGTTCCAACGTCCTCGGCTGATGAGGTTGTAAGCCGCCAGGAACTTCTGAGTGCTCGGGATGCTGATCGCGGGATCGATCGAGGTGAACGTCCCGCTCATGTTCGTGGCGTATGAGAGCGATGCGCCGATGCTCGAAGCGTACGGATTATCAAGCGCGATCTGGATGCTGTATCCGATCTTGTCCGGAATGGGTTCCCCGAGGTTGTACGCCTTGGTGATGACCGTGGATTGGTAGGTGCTACCGCCGTCGAGGTAAGCAGACTGCTGCACGGGGCTGAGGCGGGTGTTGGGTAGGTAGTCGTTGAAAGACCAGACTTGGCCAGCACCATCGCTCAGCGAGATGATGTCGCCGGCGAACATGAGCACGGGGCCGAAGTTCGAGAAGGCGGTGGGTATGAAGTCGTTGACCTGCCAGTTGTCCCAGTAACCGAGCCACGAGCGGGCCAGTGAGTGGTAGACGATGACCGCGTTGTTCTGGTTGAAGGTTCCTTCGAGTTCGATTGAAGAACCGGATTCGAGCAGAAGTGCTTCTTCGCTTTCCAACCCGATGGAGAACGGACCAGCGGTAACGAACGGAACGGCCAAGAGGTAGCGGTTGTTCCAGAACACGCCATCGCAGTATTCCAGCTTGGTCTTGTCGATGCGGCTGATCAGGTCGTTGATCGGGCTGCTGAGCGCGAGGCCAACGCTGGTCTGGGTACCCGCTTGGATCTGGGCCATTGAGCGGATGCCGTCGCGAGACAGGAAGAATACATCGGCACCGACCGCGGTGATCGAACGGTGCGAGGAGCAGCCGATATTGCCCGAGATGAGTGTGATGACCCAATCGGCTGGATCCTGCGTAGGATCGGCATCCACGCTCCAAATTGAGCGTTCCTTGAAGACGAGGAGCTTGTAACCGAACCACGAGTAGAGACCGCGGATTGGATCACCATCGCCACCGACACGGATGGAACCGAGCGGATCCCACGACTCGCCATCGAGGATGTCCGAGAAGTAGAGGGTATCTGGCTGGATGGTGGTATCTGCGGACACGGCCCACAGACGGTTGGTGTGGGTGGTGAGATAGAGCGGCTTGGCGGGGGCGGCGAGTGATACGAATGCGACCGCGTGGGACTGGTTTGTCGGTGAGATCGAAACCGTAGGAGCCGTGATGTAACCGCTGCCGGGGTTCGTGATGGTAATCGCAACTAGGTTGCCATCATTGGCCACAATGGCGGTGGCCGTAGCGGTTACACCGCTTGGCGGAGCCGATATGGTGATCGTGGGAATCGAGTTGTGACCTGAACCCTGCCTGATCACATCGATGCGGCTGACTTTGCCGGCAGTGATCGCGGAGTTGGTGTTCGTGCTCGTGACATAACGCAGGGCGCTATAGCCGTCCGCGTAGAAGAGCTTGTCGTTGAGCTGTGCGAAGTAAACGAACCGGGAGGCGTCGTTGATCGTCGAGCTTGCGATCGAATTGTACGAGACTCCGGGTGAACCGTAGTAGAGATCCTTGGTACCGGTGTTCCGATTGAGAACGGCGATTACGAGGCGCTCGGAAGCCGCGGTATCGAAATAGAAGCCAGAGAAGACCTGCGAGTTGGTGGGTAGGTTACTGGCAAAGTTGGAAGTGGTGGACTCCCAGTTGGTGATGATGTCTTCCCAGTTGCGCGATTCGCTGTTGCCGGTCAGCGACAGGGTCCCGAGGCGTGTGACGAGGTTGCCGAAGTCGTCATAGTCCATGTTGATTGCCTCTTCCATGCTGGTGGCAGGAATGGCATCGGGACGAGTGGCGGAGATGACCCCGGTGGAGAAGCCAGTGCTTCCATCCAGAAGCATCTGGTCATCGAGCGCGTCTGAGGATTGGAAAGGCATTAGAGGATGTCCTGGAACGTGTAATCGTAGAGGCTATCCGGGATGATGCGGCTGATCTGCTGCTGTTGGCCACGCTCCATGTCTTTCATGATGGAGACCTGAGCAGCGCCCTCTTGGAACTTGGCCTGCGCCTTCCCGTACTGCCGGGAGTATTCGAGGAGATCGCCTTCTGTGTAGGCCATCAGTGCGTTCTCGACGCCGCGCAGCTCGAAGTTGGTATCGTTCGAGATGGTCTGGGCTTCGCCGAACTGGCGCATCTGGGACTGTTTCTTGCCCAGGATGAACAGGGTGCCGTTGGTATTGGGTGTCGGGATGAGCTTGATGCGCGGGACACCGGCTTCACCGTAGGAGACACCGAGGACGCGAGCCCAGTTGACGAAGTTGCCGGGTGTGGACTTGCGGCTATCGACGTTGTTCCAAGTGTTGGGATCGAGCTGGAAGAACGAGACCCATTCGGCGGCTGGCACTTCGATACCATCGGTATCACCGGAGACCGTGAAACGGGATGCGACCGGGAAGTCGAGGAACATGTTGTAACCGGTCCCGGAAGTGTACGTGGCGGTGACGTACTCGGAGATGGTGACGAGTTCTTGGCCGTCTGTGACGGGTGTTGAGACGACTCCGAGGGTATCGTTCCAGAGGCACGAGTCCCAGATCATCGAGTAGCGGCGGATGCAGAACTTCTTGGCCAACGTGAGGGTGGCCGAGTCCGTGAACGAGAGCTTGTCGCAGGCCGCTTGGGCTACTTCGGAGGGTTTCATGTATACTCGATCAATTCAAATTGGACCTTAGCTTGCAGCGTTGAGCCTGTTTGGCCGAAGTAATATCCAGCCGAGTTTCTGGCTATCACCAAGGTTTGAGTGGCTGATACGATGTAAATCTTGAAGGTGTGAGATGAAGATGTGGAAGTGAAAACCATGTCAGCTATCACATTGACAGGAGAAGCTGCTGCTGCTGAAGCGTATGCTGCTCCAACGCCAATGAAGTCTCCTGGAGCCGAGTACGGGTTTTTTGCGATGCCGATGTAGACACTTCCTTGAACGCTTGCCTCAACCGGAACTGAGACTCTGATCAGGGCTTTGTTTCCAACGGTTTTTGGGCTCCAAGTGTATGTCCAATCTGATGTGGATCCGGCTTCTTGAATTGCAACCGGGGTGCCTGTGGTAATTGCTATGGACTGACCACCACCACCAGTTTTTGAAAACCCTTCAGAATAAACGAATTTGACAACGCTCAACGCTGAGACAGCGGTGGTCTTGAGAGCATTGGAGGCTGCTGAATCCCTGAGAAGGATGGTGTCTGCATCAACAGGGACTGTCTTGGATGG